ATTTGCTCCCGAACCTCTTTCAGTTGTGCGCAGGTTTGTGCGATGTCCTCCGTTACCTCGATAATCTTTCCGTCCGTGTGTCGGGCGTATTTTGTGATAACATCGGCTACCGATGTGGCTTCCGGCTCAACATTGCCAAGGATATTATCCGTCCAAAATTTCTCAACCTCCTCAATCATCCAACCGAAGAAATCAGGAACAAAGGCGAGGTCTTTATATCCGAAATCCCTGCCTTGTGTAAGCCACGCCAGCGAGCCATATTGATAGCCTGCGACCCCTAAATTCATTTGAACCTGCACAAACCAATGTTTAGGCAAATCTTCCGCATCGATAGACATTTGAGTAGTCTTGCACTCCAAAATGCCTTTATTGTCGTCGTTCTTTGGCGTACCTTTGAGCCAATATGTGCGGTCGGGACTGACACGCAGATATGGCTTTGTTTCATCAATAAACATAAAGTCCTCTACGCTTGCCTTTATAATCTCATTTCCTGTTTCGTCTGCCCAAAACTGTGCGACTGCGTCTTCGAGGTAATGTCCTGCTTTCATAGCGAAGTTTTCTTGCTTCGGAGCGTCAAGCCCGACTTTGCGTCTCCATAACTGATATGGAGTTTCCCACGGATTTAGCCCCACAACGGTAGCCACTTCTGAAGCTCCTATACCGTCTTTTCTCGCCGTAAGCCATTCGGCTCTATCGTTGAATGTTAATCTTTTTCTCATTGTGCCATTTTTTAATTGATTTTGAAATTCTTTGTTTGGTTGTTTCAGAATGCTTGTATCCTCTTGCATGATGTAGCGATATTTTCCGTTTCGCTTCATTAGACAATTTTCAGACACGGTAACCCATTCGAGATTTTCTGCTCTATTGTCGGATTTAATTCCGTTCTTATGATTTACTACATTTTTACCCTCTATTCGAGGGATAAAAGTCATTGCAACAAGGCGATGTACATAATAACATTTCTTCTCAACAAATACTCGGATATAGCCGTTACCGCTTACAGTTAAATGAAACATCTTCCCCTTGCGATGTGATGGTCGTCCTTTGTCGCTTACTATGTGGTCTATGCTTTTAACACGCCCTAAATTACTTACATAGTGATTTGGGTGTCCTTTAATCTGTTTCCAAGTTTCGTACATATCTTTCGTTTGTTTTTAGTGATTAAAATTTGGGGATAGGCTGTTGCTCTATCCCCGTTTGTTTTACTTTCTAATCAGGTTGAAATCAGTCCATAATTCGATGAATTGCTTTCCGCAATACACGGCGAGGTCGCTCGTGCGTAAGCAAAGGCGAGAGCCGATGTCCGCAGTCGTATCCGAGGGGGCGTCAAACGAGTACGCATAGCCGAAACCCGCAAATTCTGTCTGATAATCGCCTGTGTCAATCATTCGGCGTTCTTTCTTTTCGGAATCCTCCATATCGTCGAGGTCCGCCTGTGTGTAGAGATAGAACCAAGGATAATAACGACATTCGTCCTCTGTGAATTCGGGTTTCCAACCCTCATTAAGGGCTGCACAGATAATGCGGAGTTTTAGGTAAGCATCTAAATCAGTATCTACATCAGCCATTTCATTTGAGTTGTACTGTTTTACAAATAGATGTTCTTCTCCCAATTCTTTGCACGCATCTTCAAATGTCTTGATACGTTCTGTTATTGGGCGTTTTTCAGCCTGTTTGTCTCTTTCAAACTCTAAATTCGGGAACATTGTACGCAAAAGGTTTTTGCCGTTGTCGTCAGCCGTATTATAGGCTGCAATAATGTTTTCAATTTGTAATTCCATAACCTGTTATTTTTGATTTTCGTTATTATTGATTTCGCCTGTTTCTGTATCAACCTCCACAGCTGTTGTTTCAGCCTGTGAAGCCTTAGCGGTTGCAGCTTCTACTTTCCTTCGGGCTTCCTCGCTTTTTTTACGGGCTTCTGTGGCGATTTTATCACTCTCTGCGGTGTGTTGCTTGAATGTTTCTTGAACGGTTGTCGTCCCCTCTTTAATTGCATTGGCTAATGCTCTCAACTCGAAGACCTTTTCCTTGTCGATTTCGGCGAGGCTTTTGATTTCCAAATACTCGAAAATCTGTTGCTGGGAAACTCCGATTTTTGCGTAGTAGTCAATCATCCTCTGCCGTGTGGTTTCAAGGTCGATGCTCTTGCCGAGGGCAACCTGTTTGATGTTGTTGATGACCTTTTTTGTTACTGCTTTCGGAACAACTTTCAGAACTGCGTTGCGGAAAGCGATTGCGGAGGCGGCGTTGCCTGTTACAACCTGCATATCCTCCGAATAGGTCTTCCCGTATTTGTCCGTGATACGGCGTTTCACCTCTACCGAAACGGCGAGGTTCGTTTCAAGGTCGTGGCAGATACCTTGGCAGGTTACTGTCTTGCCGTCGTTGCCGATGATGCGTGTCTGTACTCGGAGATTGCCCCACGCTCCGGCGATAATCTCTGCGAGGCGAACACTCACGCCCTCGATAACTGCGTTGTCATCGCCTCGTCCCCTGCGCAAAGCGTAGAAACAGTCCTCCGCCGTTTCTGTGTCCATTGTTGCATAGGTCTCGATTTGATTTAATACCCTTGGCAATTCACGAGGGTACTGCTTGGCGGTCGAGATTTGAATGTCTACCTCCGCCCGGTTGATTGCTTGAAGCATATCAGCCTGACAAATTTCAATTACTTCATTCATTTTTTTAATTATTTAATGGTTTGTGAAACTAAATGTATATCCGTGATGTTGAGAGAATTTACCGTTTAATACCTGCCATACAGATACTCGATTAAGATTCATATCTCTGCACATATCGTTAATCGAGGAGTATATCGCCACGATATGTCCGTTTTTTATTGCCGAAATAGTTCTTGCTTATTCATCGTATCTGTCGTAATCAGGTTCATACTCATATTCAACTTCGCCCGTTCCGTCACACTCTTCGCAGGCTTCCTTATCCCGGCAGTCTTTCGGCAGGGCGTTGTATTCTTCTTCGGAGATTTCATCGCCGTCCTCGTTGTAGTAGGTATATCCTATCCCATTACACACGGGGCAAGTTACATAGTGCGGCTCGGGAGAGCAACAAGGGCAACCGGGGTATCCGTTACATACCGGGCAGCTCATGCGTCATCCTCCATATCCGGGAGTTTTCCGGCTCTGTTCAGCCGTTTTGCCACGAGCGCACACAATCCGAGCGATGCAAACCCAGCAAGTTTGCAAATGCAGAATGTGCCAAGAGGCATATTGTCTATTGGTTCGCCGGAAAGCCAAATGATGGATAGGATTCCCCATAAGCCTATTGCATACAGGCAGATGTACTTTGCTATTTTCTTCTTGCTTGTTTTCATCGCTTGCCCTCCTCCTTTAATCGTTTTTCAACCCGACGGCGAATGAACCAAATCGTCGATTGAGAATGAATGTTATACTTTTGCATCAGGTGAGCAGAAACGCCCGTTGCACTTTGTCCCGGAACTTTCATCAACTCGTTCCATTCGTTGTACACCGCCAAATCTTTTGCTTCCTGCTCTTCTTGATAGGCGGTCTTGAAAACCTGTGTTTTCATTGAATTTAGTTTTTTATTCATATTTATGAAAGCGTTTTAATTAAACAACGATGCAAATGTAAAATTTATTGTGTTATTATACAAACTTTTCGCAACAAATTTTATGTGAAATTTTTAATTAAGTATATAAATGACTGATTTACAGCGTGTTAAAAAAACAATAAATTGGCTCATTTTTATCGGATTTGCCAAAAATGAGCGAGAGATAGCCGAAAAGTTGGGTAACAAATCTTGAAAAAAGCACCCCTCCGGAGGCTATTCCAAAGGGGCGTCAACGCATTAGAGACATCAGTTTATTTGTAATCATCTCTAAAATCTATATCCAAGCCCTACGCCAATACCCGTGTACATTCCTATCGTTCCCGCGCCTGAACTGAATGGCGCAACATAACCAACACCGACATTCAGCCCTGCCGTAATTACCCATTTCGAGCCATTTACGACCACCTTCTCTGTTGTTATAGTATTGACTATCATTGTCCGTTGGAACACCTCTATCGAGTCCAAATTAGGTTTGTAGCCGCTTATGTATGCGTGATAGGTAGAATCCTGATATTCTCTTTGCGTTATAGGCACTTCTACTAATATCGTATCTCGAACATAGATTGTGTCGTACTTGATGAGTGTTTCGAAGACAAACTTCGGCAGATAGTGAGTGACGGTGTCGTGCTTCATTTCGTTAACGACAACAGTCTTTATCTTCGGCTTCGGCTCTTCAGGCTTGCGCAGCAACAGGAACACAATGACTGCCGCCATTGCACCTATTACAATATATGTTATCCAATTTTTCATATATCTATTTTGTCTGAAGGATCGACAT